AGACTGTGACCAGAACCAATAATACAAATTTTTCCATCAGTATCATTATTAGCAAAACCATAAACATTATTATGTGAATTCATAACTGCAACACCATTATAACCAACATGAAATAATGCATTATCGCCTGACCCAGATTCATAAACAGCAACAAGAGCAGCTCCTCCAGTACCTGATGAGTTCATTGAATAGGTTGAATCGTCTGCTAATGTAATAGTTGCAGTGCCTGTTAAAACACTTATGTTTGCTCCACCTGTTGTAACGTTTCCATCATTTTCAATATTCAGTACCTCAGTACCATTAATCTCAAAAAGATATTCACCACCACTAGCAGCCATAAGTTTCATACTTGTAC